CCGCATTCACGAGGTGGACCCGTACCGTCACCCCGGACTGCTCTTTGAGCGTTTCCTTGACTCGTCCCGTGCGGACCCGCCTGATATCGATACTGACTTTGAAGACGAGCGGCGGGGAGAAGTACGGGAGTACCTGGAATCCAAGTACGGACGCGGATGCGTGGGGCAGGTTGGCAACTTCATACGATACCGTGGTAAGAACGCACTGGTTGATGTAGCCCGCGTCTACCGCATCCCGAGCGCAGCCAAGGAGACGGTAAGCAACCTGGTCGTCGAGCGCTCGGGCGGTGACAGCCGGTTTGACGCCACCCTAGAAGACACCGTTGAGATGTTCCCGAACGCCAAGGCTGCGTTCGAGGCATTCCCGGATCTGTGGAAGGCAACCCGGCTCGAGGGTAATGTCCGGGGCATGAGCGTACACGCGGCCGGGCTGGTCGTGGCGAACGGGCCACTCACCGACATCTGTGCCATCTATGAGCGTAACGGCGTGCAGGTAATGAGCCTTGACAAGTATGACGTCGAGGCGGCCGGTGCTATCAAGCTGGACTTCCTGGGGCTGACGACCATGAGCATCATCGCCCGGACGCTAGCTGCAGTCGGGATGAGCCTGGAGGATCTCTATGCGCTCCCGCTCGATGACAAGGACGTACTGGCCGCATTCCGCGCGGCCGACGTCGTAGCCGTGTTCCAGTTTGAGGGACGGGCCACCCGGCTCGTTACCCGCGATGTTCAGGCCCGGGACTTCACCGAGCTCACCGACGTCAATGCGCTCAGCCGCCCAGGGCCCCTGTTCTCGGGCACGACCGCTACCTACGTGGACGTAAGGCACGGTCGTCAGAAGGCAGCCCGGCTACACCCGATCGTGGACGCCGTGACTGAGCGGACTAAGGGCCAGATCATCTACCAGGAGCAGATCCTCCAGATCCTCCGGGACCTGGGCGGGTTCGACTGGTTCTCAGTCGGGCAGATCCGGCGCATCATCAGCAAGAAGGTAGGCGAGGCCGCGTTCCAGATGAGCGAGGAGAAGTTCCTCGAGGGTGCCGCCCGGCTACACGGCATGGACCGGAAGCTAGCCGACCGCATCTGGAAGCTGATGGTGACCTCGGGAACGTACTCGTTCGTCACGGCCCACGCCGTTAGCTACACGCTGATCGGCTACTGGTGCATGTGGCTCAAGGTCCATCACCCCACCGCGTTCTTCGCAGCGGCGCTGAGCAAGACCGGAGACGAGGAGCAGGCCTACAAGCTGATGAAGGACGCCCAGGCGCACGGCATCGCCATCGTGCCGCCCCGGCTGAACCAGAGCAGCCGTAGCTGGCGAGCCGTGCTCGATGTTGGCATCGTGGCTGGCTGGCAGCAGATCCCCGGCATCGGCGACAAGACGGCTGCGAACATCGAGGCCGACAAGGCCGAGTTCGGTAACTATGAGGACTGGGGCCAGCTGGATGCCATCAAGGGCATAGGTCCGAAGACCATCCAGACCATGCAGGCTTTCTCGGTAGCCGATGACCCATTCGGGCTGCGCGTCACAGAGGACCGCATGGCCCGGGTGAACAAGTGGCTCCGGGGCCAGTTTCGGGTACCGCTCCCGACGCACACCGGCACCGAGGTAGCCGCCATCGCGGTCCAGCAGGATTACGGAGCTAACGCCCGAAGCAACTACGGCAAGGGTCCACGCGTGATCTACGCGGGCATCGTCAAGCAGCGCAACTACCAGGACGCGGTGGAGAACCGACGCAGCCGTACCGGCGAGGAAGTTGAGGACATCCTCAGGACGCTCAAGCGGCCGGACCTGCTGGCGTACTGTTCCCTGCGCTGCTACGACACGACCGATGAAGAGGTGTACCTACGGGTCAGCCGATGGGTGTTCCCAAGGCTCAAGCGGATCATTGAGGGCATATCCGTGAACCACGATGTCGTCATCGCAGAGGGCAACCGCATCGCCGGGTTCGGTACCCCGGTAATGGTGGACAGGCTGTTTGTAGTGGACCCAGACTAAGGAGACAGGTAATGGACGAGAGAGAACGTTTCGAGGAAGCCCGGCAGAAGATGAGGACTGCCTTCATTGATCTCAAGGCAAAGCTAGACAAGGCTGGGGTAAGCACCAGCAAGGAGAATGACGGCTTCTTCGAGGGGAATCATGATATCAAGGCTGTGTTCGGGGACGTCCTCCTTCAGCGGGATGTATTCAAGGCCGGAGCCAGGCGATGACTGATCTCGTCATCTCAGCCGACAACATGGACGACGAAACGTTTGCCAAGCACATGACTCACCGGCACGCTGACAGCCTGGGCGGGCTGGAAGAACTGACCTTCCGCAGCGAGACTGACATCATGGCCGGGCTGTGGCGCTCCTTCCATCGCAGGCTTCACGCCGTGCGGGTAGGCCTGCCGCACGAGCACGCCGCCTACCGGCCGGCCGAGGACCGGGCCGAGCCCGGCCGTAGGCCCGCTAGCCGGATCAAGGCTACGTCCTAGATGGGTCCGGCACGGAGCCTGTGTGGCCGCTCCCGAGGGTATACCGCTAGCCCACACATAGGTGACCCACCGGGGCTCCGAGCCGGCACAGGCAACCCTAGGGCTCCGTAACGTTTCAGTAACGGGGGCTAGCTTCGGATCGTAATCGGGGCGTAACTTATGGCGTTAACAGGTGCGCCGAATAGACCTAGTAGGCTGCACACAACCCTCTCAACTGGAGAAGCGTGAAACGTGTACGGAGGATATCTGCGGTAACCCGGCTGTTTAGTCGGAGGCAAGGCCGACACGTAAGTCGCAAGGATCATCGCATCGCTGCCCTGTCAATCGCTGTAGCGGTTCTGGCAGGGACAACTGTTCTATCAGTCAGCATGGTGCCGAGCGGAGCCTCGGTCCCTGGACGGGACACCGTCTACACGACAAGGTACCTCAGGCCTCACGAGGTATTCCCAGAGTACAAGGTGAGGCAGGGCGACACGCTCAGCTCAATCGCTAGGAAGGTCTACGGCCATGCGAGCCGATGGCCATCTCTGTGGTACGCCAATCGGCAGAAGATCCACAATCCCAATGTGCTACAGCCCGGCCAGAAGCTCCGGCTGTCGCCATGGCACCCGCGCAAGGACTGGATCCTGCTCATGGCTCTGCGCCACGTTCCACGGCCCGCGCCCGTCCTGGCGTCACCACAGCACGTCGAAGCCGCCCCGGCCGTTACCCCGGCCGTCCAGCCAGCCAGCCCGGCCCAGCCGATAGTCAGCTACTCCGGCGGGAGCGGATTCCAGGCATGCGTCATCAAGGCCGAGAGCGCCGGGAATCCGTCGGCGGTGAACTCGTCTAGCGGAGCGGGTGGCCTGTACGGCTTCCTGCCGTCCACCTGGCAGGCGCTGGGGCACGGCGGACTGCCGGAGAACGCCTCGGTCGCTGAGCAGAACCAGGCATTCTCTCAGGAGTACGCCCAGAGCGGAACTGCCGCCTGGTCGCCATACGACGGCTGCTGATCATGACAAGGTGGATAGCGCTATTCAGCGCACTCGCATTCCTGATCGTCTGCACGCTAGCGATCCCCTCGGCCCCGGCCCGCGCCGACACGGCAGCCCAGGCCCTGGCTGCGCTCCACTGGGCCGAGAACCACGAAGCCGGGCACTGGTACTGCTGGGGAGGAGCCGGGCCGACGTGCTATGACTGTTCCGGCGCGGTGATGGCGGCCTACGCGCGTGCGCTCGGGATCAGCCTGCCCCACTCAACCTACAGCATGCTGGCGTCCGGCCGCCTCTACCGCATACGCATCCGCGACGCGCGCCGTGGTGACCTGATGTTCTACGGCACCGGCCACGTCGAGCTCAAGACCCGGCACGGAACCTTCGGCGCGCTGGAGAGCGGCACCAGGGTTGGCTGGCACCGCCCGTCCGGCTGGTGGCACCCGACTATGGCGTATCGGGTGGCGATTCGATAACGGGAGGCGCAAGAACATAGGCCAGACTGATCTCGGCCTGACCAAACTCGATGCTGTGCCGGAGGTCCCGGACAACATCCTCAGGTACGACGTCTTCCGGCACGCTAACGCGCACCATGACCCCGATCACCTGCTTCCGGACTGGTTCCTGGAGGTCGGTGATCGGGGCCACGGCATTCTCGCTATAGGGTACGCTCATGCTCTGAGTATACCCGGGACTTACATGTCAGACTTGTTGCGCGAATAGTCCATCGAGACCGGCTCGGTGCCAGAGTCACGGCGGACCGTGACAGCATGGCATCCGTCCTGGATCCCGAAGCCCTGCCGGCCCATGTCGGAGGACAGATCCAGGTTGGCGGTGGCGCCGAAGCCCATCATGTCAACCCGGAGCGCGGACGGCTGGGCGCAGCCGAACACCATCCGGGACTTGCCGTCGGAGTGCTGGTTGGGTATGACGACCAGAGCGCGCGGCGCGTTCCCGTCGCTACCGGCCGAGAATTGAAGTTGCATGGTATGGTCTCCATCGTAGTAGAGGAACTGCTTGTCGGGTGGCGGCTTGGGCTGCCCCTCGCGCGCCCACTTGAGCACGTCATCCATCGGGAAGCCAGGACCACAGTTGTGGTGGCCCCCTCCCCCGGCCCCGAGGTCTACGTGCTGGCACACGCCCCGGCCGTTGCCCTGGGCCTGACCCGGGGTCAGCTTGGTAATCGGGATGCCGAACTTTGCCGACTCCTCTGCGATCCACTGAGCGCAGTTGTTGAGCATGTTCCGGTTCTGGTTCATCCAGATATCCCTGGTCCACGAGGCGAACCCGCAGAGCTCTAGTTGCACGCAGTACGGGTTGTAGTTCGCGGCAGTCCAGGCCTTGTTGCCCCGGGTGACGTACTCGCCAATTCTCCCCTTCTGGTTATCGGCCCCGGTATGGGACGAGACCTGGTTGGCGCCGTTGGCAAAGAAGCTGCCCAGCGATTCAATCGTGCGGGCTCCCTCGGCCGTGTGGAGGACGATTTTGTCAACCGTGGCCCCTCCACGGGATGAGTAGCTAGGGCTTGCTATCCACTCCCGGATCAGGCTCATCATCGTCACCTCCAGCCCGGTCCCATAGTGCCGCGCGCTCGTGATCCGCCGCGTGTGTCTGCCGCCCCGGCTCCGGCTCGAGTACCGGCATCACCTGCGGCCGGTCATCGGTGTCCGGATCGAGCCCGGCGAACCGTCCGAGCCGATCTCGCCAGTCCTCCTGCTCCGTGGCTTCACGGTCTGGTTCTGACATTGTTCCTCCCTAGTCGATTCCTGAACCCCAGGCTAGTAGGTAGCCTGCGTCGTTGGTAAGGCCGGATGGCATCGTGACGACGGTGCTCCCGGTTGTGTGCGGCGCAGAGATCTCCACGAACGACGTCACCGAGATCATCACCGCCCGGTTGATGACGGCCAGGATGTTCATGCCCTGCTTCCCGAGATCTAGCGTGTCACCAGTCGTGACGTTCCGCAGCCCGACCAGGACAACCCGGTCCGCCGCTCCTACCTGAGTTACCAGGACAGCCCCGACGCCTGCCGCAATCTGTGGCATTTACCTCACCCTTCCGAAGCTAACGGTCTGGCCCGTTATCGTTGGACCCCCTCCTGTACCACCCCATGCACACGATACCGATACCTGGTTATCCACAGTCGTGTCCTTGACTGTGCTTCCCGTAGACTCACAGGAGAATCCGGTAGTTGTGTTGTCGTTGCCAGAGGCGATGTTAGCGGCGAACTGGTTTATCTGGGCGAACATGGATGACTGCCAGGCCCCGGCAATCCCGGTAGACAGGCAGATCACACGGCCTATAGCCCAGAACCGGAAGAAGGCAGCGGTGTCAGGGAGAACCGTTGTGCCGAACGTAAGGCCGGACATCGTAGTCCCGCCGAACACCATGGAGAACTGCAATGTCTGGCGGTTGCCGACCGAACCACCCTGGCCGTTCCCCCACACCTCAGTCTGGTAGACGGCTCCGACGTCCGCATCACCACCCTTGTACGTGCCCTGGCCTAGATTCTGGAGGCTGGCCGCTGTCACCGTGTTACCCGGGAAGAAAGCCGACTGGGCAAGCGGGACGTTCCCGGCGAGCCCGGTGGCGTTCATGACGGCCAGGTTGCCGGATGCCGAGTAGATCGTCACCCCGCTGGAATCCGGAGCGTTCGGGGTCGGCCCGTCCAGGAATGTGTGGGCCTCAAGAATCCTGTCAAGCAGCCCGCGTACGTCCGAGATGTCCTGCTCGGCCTGCTCTAGCGTGTAAGCTGCGAGGACCATTTCACCACTTCCTTATGTTGGTGGTCACCTGGACGAACGGGGCGTACGGCACGCAGTTCCAGTGAATCTCCCACTTGAATGTGTTGATCGTCTCGGCATACCCGATCACCAGCTGCCTGGCCGTTGAGCCGGGGAACCAGAACGGCAGGTTGCTCAGGTCAACACGGTCGCCTATCTCGACGCCGGCCACGGCCGACATCAGCGGCGCCAGTCCGTTCCCAGTGAACCCGGCGTGCGCCATGTCGATCGAGAGCGGTGAGTAGCGTTCCGTGTCTCGGGCAGTACCGTCGCTGGAGGTGCCGATCATCAGGAGATGGGTTGCCAGTGCAGCCAGCTGCTCATCAGCGGCCGCAATTACCTTGAGCGTCTTCTTGTGACGGCCGGACCCCTGTGGCGGTTCCAGGATAGACATAGCACCGTTGTTCAGCGTGACCTGGATCTTGTTGCCCTTGTGCCGATGAACGGTGATGTCGTTCCAGATATGCAGGTTATCGAAGGTCGGCACCAGGTCAGGCGCGAGGTACTTGGCGTTGTGATCCAGCGTGATGGACGGGCTCTGGTTGACAAGCCGCATTCTGGTCCGGTAGGCCAGGCCCCAGAGCGTCTTCGCCTCTCTCATCATGCCCTGCTCTAGCTCCGCGATCTCCTTGTGCAGATCAAGCAGGTGCTTGTGCGTCTGCGGTCCCATGTGCGGTGTCGTGTGAATGTGGTCACCGTACAGCTTGGTCCCGTTCGCCAGGGTGCTATGGGCCCCGAAGATCAGGGCATAGAAGGCCGCCCCGGGAGGAGACTGCGACAGCGCGCCCGAGAGGGTGAACGTGTGGATCTCATTTGCGGGCAGAGTGAAGTCGTTGGAGTCAGCCTCGCTGATAAAGGCACCGGCCGCCCCATACCAGGATATGCCGACGTAGGAGTTGGTTATCTGTACATCGCTGTAAAGGTCGAATGAGCAGGATATCGTGTCCCCGGCCACGACTGGCTGTCCGCTTAGCCCGGTCGGAGAGATCGTCCTGGGCGCACCCCCGCCGTTGGCTGTGAGAAGGAGGCTGTGCGTGCCCTGCGTCGGCCAGGCGTCCCCGCCCACGTCTGTAAATTTCGTTGTGGGGTTGGTGATCGCACCGTTAGCGTTAGCCGTCCAGCTCTGTATGCCCGTCTCGAAGCCCCAGTGCTCGGTCGCCTCGGCCATGTCTTCAATATGACCCACGGCCGTCTCGTTAGACAGCCTCCGGAAGCGGTTGATACCAGACTCTATGTGGTGACCGTGTAGCGACCGGCTGACCTTCCACAGCGGGATCAGCGCGTACTGAAGGCTGATGTGCCCGATAGCGGTCTTGGTCACGTTAGCATCGGGATCGACAACGACCTGGGAGACCGATCCCATCGTGGCTGTCGCAACCGTTCCGTTCGTCTTTGCCACCACGCCGTGATCGCCCGGCCGGATCGCGGAGAACGCCCAGGCGATGCTTGTGCCGGATTTGGCTAGCTCAGCCGACACCATCAGCGTCTGTCCGTCTGCCCCGACGTTCAGGTTGCCCGAGTCAAACTGCTGGGTCGAGGCGTTGTCGTATCCGAACAACCGGATGTTGCCGCCGAAGCGGTACTGAACGTCAACCCGGGCTACCTTGGTACTGGTCGTCAGCATACGAACCAGGACAGCCTGGCTGTTCCCGGTATGCTTCGGTACGAACAGGATGAACCGCATGACGTTGTTGTTGGGCTGGGTGCCCCCACCGGAGCCGGTGTAGACAAGCTCGACGCTACCGGACGCACCGAAGGCACCCTGGGTGCTGTCCGTTGCGTTAGCCCAGCCACCACCCGCACCCCCACCGGGGCTGATTCCAGGCCTACCATCAGCCTGCGGTGGGCCTGCTCCGCCACCCTGGCCACCGTCACCACCACCGGCCGGGGCGCTACCGCCTGCCGCGCCGAACGGGCCACTAGGGACAGCACCGGCCGCTCCATCGGCAGCCGAGCCACCGGACGATCCGCCACCCGCGCCACCGTTGGCAAGGCCGGTGTTGTTGGCACCGCTACCACCGTTGTGAAGAACCGTCCCGAACGAATTCGCTATCAGGCCCCGGCCACCAGCGGCCGCATTGGCGTTGGCACCCTTGCCCGGATCAGCCTGAACCAGCGTACCACCGTCGCCGGTGAATGAGCTGATATCACCATCAGAGGCCCCTGAGTTCCAGTTGCCTGGTGAGCCACCGTTGCCGACGATGACTGTGTATGGCTGGCCCGGGGTCGTGGGGACGGCCGTGTTGCCGGCCCAGGCACTGCCACCGCCTGAGGAGCCACCTGCGGCCGTTCCGGCCTGGCCCTTGGTTGAGCCGCCACCGCCAGATAGGACCTTGGCGTTGACCGACGTTGTGCTAGCGACGAACGTATAGGTGCCGGGTACCAGGAACAGGTCGTCACCTGAGGTTCCGAACGTGCCGGTGACGCCGGTCCAGATGGACTTGTTCACGACCCCGATCGGGCTGGAGCCGTTGAAGTCGCTGACCGCCTTGAACTTCGGGCTGCCCGAGACGATCGACATGTTGGCGCCCGCCTGTACGCCGGTACCGATCAGCCCGGTGTTGGGGTCCTCCTCACAGGGCCAGTAGGCGATAGGCGCGAACGATCCCTTCAGGCCGGCATAGTACCGCTGGAGCGCGCTACCCTCACCACCCCCAGACCGGAGCCGACGGAGCGGCCCGGTAGCTACGATCTTGACGTAGACGTCCTTCTCGCTCGGGTCACTCAGCAGCGGCCATTTCTTGACGTCACCCCAGAACCGGAAGCCGGTGTACACGTTACCCGATGACGACGTGGCGCTGTTGATGCTGAGGCGAATCTGGACGTTGTTCTGGAGGAACGGGTAGTACTGCCCGCTGGCGTAGTTCGGCGTGAACCGGCCGTCTCGGTTGTTAAGCGTCAGGGTCATCTGGGCGGGCTGATACTGCTCGTGAATGTCGTCCTGGCGCCCACCCTGGATCTCAATGTCTTCCCGCTGGTAAACGAAATCGCTGATGTCGACCCAGGTGCCGTTGATCAGGATTTCGCAGAGGATGTTCAGCGGGAACAGGGGCATCAGGCCCTCCAGCCCAGGGTGTCCTGAACGCTTCCGCCTTCATCGTGCACTACGATCTTCAGCTGCCGAATGATCTCGCGCATGATCTTGCCGTCACCGTAGCCCTGCCCCAGACCGATCGTAATGTGAATCCGTCCACCGCCGTCCATCATACGCTCAGTGTCTGGGTTGGACCGGACGTGGCTACCGCGCGGGATCTTGATCAGCTCTCGGCCATGCTCACCGGCCATAATCCAGCCGCCAGCAATACCACCGGCTGCGTACCCGCCCGGCCGCCCCAGCGCGGCCAGAGAGCCGTACCGGTGCAGTGCGTAGTTCAGGCCGGCAAAGATGTTCGCCAGAGGGTTGTAGATCCCGAGGCCGCGGAACGGGCCAGCATAGGCCATGAATGTACCCATGATCGTCTGCATCAGGCCCCGGCTTGGGTCGCCCATCGCGGCGTTGGAGTCCGTGAGGTTGATAGCCCTAGGGTTACCACCGGACTCCTGGTTCATGCGCCGTAGCACGAGCCCTAGCCACGAGGGAGACTGGTGCAGCATCTTGAGGACCTGGAGCACAAGCGGGCTCCAGCGCTGAACACCCGAGCCGGCACCCCCGCCCCCGAACAACCCAGAGAACTTGTTGGCGATCAGGCCGCCGATCGTACCGGCTAGCCCGGAGATGAACCCGAACGGTCCAGATCGGAATCCAGACAGCAGCCCGGTATGAAGGCCAGACATTAGCGCCTTGCCGGCCGGGACCAGCAGGTTGCGGTCGAACGAGAGCGGCCCCTTGTGCGACTTGATCCAGCCCGCCAGCCCGGAGATCCAGCCAGTGACCTTGTGCCAGATCACACTCATGCCGTTCCACAGACCCTGGATGGTCTCGCGACCAGCGAACGTAAGCCAGTGGCTAGCCCCGAAGAATGCATCCCGGATGTGGCCCGGCAGGGCGCCAATCCAGTTCATCACAGCGTGGAACCCCTGGGCCGTCCGGCTAGTCACCGCGTCCCAGGCTTTGTCCCAGGCACTGGCAGCCGCGTGCCGCGCGCTGTCAAAGTTGTTAGCCGCGTTGTGCCGGAATCCGTCTAGCTGGGCAGCCGTGTTGTGGGCCCCGCTCACGGCTCGGTTCCTGACGCTGTCCCAGGCTCCGTCCCAGGAGCTGGCTATGCTGTGGCGCACACCGTCAAACTGATTGGCAATTGTATGCTTGACCCCGTTGACCGTGGCCTCAACGTTGTGGCCACCCCGGATAGCCCGGCCTGCCGTGTTGTCCCACATCATGTCCCAGATGTGACCGATGTCGTGGCGCGTCATGTCAAACCAGTGCGTCACGTTCTTGAGTGCCTGCCGAGTACTGTTCCATCCGGAGGCGTCCCGGGCTGTCGGACTAGCGGCACCGAACGGGTTGTTCCACCAGTTCTTGTCCTTGCCAGAGCTCGCGCTTTCCAGCATCGGCTTAACGATGATCTCGGCCACGCCAAAGGCTATGCCGCCCCGGATGGCCCACTTCATTCCGCCGCCAAGAACCTTGCCGATCATGTGCTCTGTAGCTGCTGCCCCAGCCCCGCCCGCTACCGCTGCGGTGTCGCCATGCTTCGCCGCCTCCCCGCCCAATCCGCCTACCCCGGCCATCTTGGCTAGCCTCAGGCCCACCGTGATGACGCCGGTCTTCTTGAGCAGAAGCATGGCGCCGGCCAGCTCAACGATCGGAGCCTGCCAGGACTTCGGTAGCGAGTTGACAAAGGTGAGGAACGTAGTGATAGCCTGGAGCTCCAGAACACCGGCCGCGCTCGCACCCTTGAACAGCCCGGGCATCACCTGGGCCAGTTGGCTGACAAAGTCGACGACCAGGCGGCCATTCTGGCGTAGGTACTTGACGAAAGCCCCTACGTCATCCCGGGCCTGCTTGCTGGACGACCACTTCGCGAATGCGTCGCCCCACTTGACAAGCTGGTCTCCGAATGCCCCCATGTAGATGCCGGTCCCCTTGAGATCATGCCACAGGTTGAAGACGCCCTTTCCGACGTCGCGCAGGAACTGGACGATGTTTGCCAGCTGGAGGCTCGCGAACTGACCGAAGCTGGTCGCCATGGACTTGATGTTGTCGCTGCCGGCCTTGCTCTTGAAATACTTATCGACGGCCTTACCCCAGGCCTCGAATTCAAGGGCTACCGGCTTGACGGCAATGGCCAGGAATCCGATGCCACGGTTGACCACGTCCAGCCACGGCAGCAGTACCGGGCTAGCGATCTCCCGGCTGGTGCTCTTCCAGGTCGCCTTAACCTTGGAGACGCTGTCAACGACGGCGCTGTAGGACTTGGTCCAGCCCGCCTTGATGGTGGCCGTCTGAAGGTCCGACGCCTTCTTGACGGCGTCGATCTGACTCTGGATCTGCTTCTTCTGGGCAGCTGTGGTTGCCGCACCCAGCTGGATCTGAAGCACGGACAACTTCTGTGCACGGGAGGTCGCTACCGTCAGCAGCTTGTCGGAGTCGCTGGACGCCGACGACAACACAGACTTGGCCATGATCCCAAAGCCACCGGCCGCGATCATAGCCGAGCCGAAGCTAGCCGCGACGAGGCCGACCCCGGCCGACAGCCCGGCCGCTAGGGGTAGCAGGGTAGGGCTTAGCGCCACCGCCATCGTCATGCCCGACATCTTGATGCCCTGGAAGGCAGACCTGACGCTGTCGCTAGACTTGTTCACCTCACGCTGAAGAGCCTTCTGCTCGACAATGACCTTAGCTATGCCTGGGCCGGTATTGTCGTCGACGGTGACCTTGATGTGCACTTCATTCGGCATCCCGGATATCCACCTCCTTCGCCGGCTTCATGATCGCCTCCATCTGGATCATCTGCAACACGCTGATGTCTTCCGCCCGGGCAGCGGACGGCAGGCACCTGAACCTGTCACAGAGCGCCAGGACTAGTTCGGCCTCAGCCCACTCGGGAGGCTCTGTGACTGGCCGGCCATCCCGAGTGAAGCCTCCAGCGTGGTCGCGCCAGAGGCTGAGTCTTTTTCCAGATCATCGCTGACGCTGGACATCGACTTCTGCCATGCCGTGAAGATGCGCAGGATGAACGGCTGCTCCTGTGTCTCGACGCCGGACAGGGTGGTAGGTACCGGCTCACCCGCCTTGTCCTCGACGTTCCAGTTGCGCAGAGACGCTGCGAACATGCGGACGATCTCATCGTTGGCATCACCCGCTTCCTCTAGCCTGGTGACGTTCATGAGCCTGATCATCTTGCCGTACTCACCGACGCTGAGCGCAGACATCTTGACCTGGAGGCCATCCATGTTGCTGCCATCAAACTCCAGCGTGTAGATGGTCTCCTCGGGACGGAACCCCATGATTGCTCCTCAGGTCCAGGTCGGAACGGTGCCGTCCGACAGTGAGCCAGGCACCTGCCAAGTCAGCTCGCCGGTAGCCGCGCGGGTCAGCTGATAGTCGGTGTACAGAACCTCACAGATCAGCTGCGGAGTGCCACCACCGGTCAGCACCTGGAGGGCTGTGGTGCGCTGCGCGCTCGTGCTGGGCACGGTCTTGAAGACATCGTGGCTGAAGTTGGCGGTCGAGTTGAACACACCGTTTAGCGTGTTGGTGTAGTCGGCCAGGAGCAGGATGCGCTCGATGGCGAACTTGTCCAGGCCCGTGACGTCCTGGCTGGCGCGCGGGGTTGAGAACGAATAGTTGGTGATGTCGTTGCTGATGGTGCGCGGAGTACCGGACGCATCGTCAATGATCGTTGCGCTCCCGAGGCCGCTGGTCTTCGGCATGGCCTAACCTTTCCGGATCGCGTCTGCGATCCTGTTCTGATTGTTTGCGCAATCGTCCACCCAGTCATCCGGGCGACGATGGACGAGGGTCTCGGTACCGCGCGGATTGCCCCGCCAGTCACCGCCCGAGACCAGATAGAACGGTGGCCGACCCACAGGCACACGGTGCGTGCTGCGCTTCGGCTCGAAGCACGACTGTCCCGGCCCGTAGGCCACCTTGATGAGATTCGGGCCGACCTGCTGGACGACCCCCTTGCGGGTCTTGTCCTGCTTGACGTAAGCCAGCTGGCGCTGCCCGAGATCAGTTGTTGGATCGATGGTCAGCACAAAGCCGTACAGGAAGTCGTCACACTCGTATTCCTCGCACGTCGCCTGCCGCCAGTGTGTGGTCACAGGTGCGGTGATCGTGTACGTCTTGTAGTGCTCCGGCCCTACGGCCGGTATGATGCGGTTCAGGTCATCCATCAGAACGACACCCCAGCGATTGGATTCTGGACAAAGGTCACGGCGAAAACCGCCTGGCTGAATGTACCGGCCGTAGCAACCTTCAGGAATTCCCGGACGGCTACGTTGTTCAGCGTAGCCTGCCGGTACCCACCGATGACGGTCTGAACCCCGAAGTCAATCAGGGTGTTGTATGTTCCGCCCGAGGTAGTGGCGTGCGTGATCGTGACCTGGACGTTTGTGCCCACAAGCTCGATCAGCTGTAGGTAGGCCTGGCAGCCGAACGCTGAGCTAGCCCCGAGGTCGAAGAACGCACCCGTGGTCGGCCCGTTGTCAGTCCGGAGCCCCGGCGTGAGCGTGTTTGCCCATTCCATCCCGAAGCCATTGGCATCGATGTCGATCTTGGCCGTGATGGCACCCTTGTTGTCCCGGGTCGGGTCGTAGTTGGCCTGCTTGGATACGCAGCAGGCTGATGGCGCGCCCAGCGCCGTACCCCGAAAGTACATGGCCTGCCCATCGGTACGAATCAGCGGGCTGAAGGCCTGGTGCGCTACGCCCAGCGAGAACCAGTTCCAGGTAGGCGCCACGGAATAGGTCATCACGATCGTCCCGAGCGCCGGCAGCGTGTAGGTACCGGCCCCGACGCCAACAGTCGACCCGTTGATCGTCACGTTGGTCATCGTGCCGCCAGTGATGGTCACCTGGACCGGCTGGTTGATTGTGCTCACCAGAGGCGTACCCGAAGCCGGTACGCCCGGCGTGGCTACGGTAAGGAGCGTCTCCAGCCAGCTGGTGAACGACATCGATCCGTCGCGTACGCCACCGAGGCGCGAATTGGCGAACTGCCTGATGTTGGTGGTTTCGAGCAGTGCCGGCCCACCGCTGATCTTGTCAACACTCAGAATGGATCCCGACACGTCGAACCCATTGAAATACAGGTTGTCGCCGAGCCCGGACTGCTTTGGCATTATGCCACCTGCTCCCACATATCATTGATCACGATCGGTACCGCTATTGTCATGACCCGCAGGACCCTGCGGTCGATCTCGATGTACCCGGCCTCGCCAGATAGGGACGGCCCGTAAGCCCCGAGCAGGTCCACGTTCCTGACGTCCGCCTCACCGCCGAACTCAAAGTCACCACTCATGGCTCCGATGAAATCGGTAGTGGCCGCCATGACACTCGGGTCGATCATGTCAAACGGCTGCTGAACAAAGCTGGTGTAGATTCGGGCCTGGAGCAGCACCACTCCGGATGTGACGTCCAGCCCACCAGCCGCGATCGGCGTGATGCGCTGCATCCAGATGGAGCAGGTGAGACCGTTACCGGGTGCGTTCTTCGGCTCGTGCTGGTTCACGTTGTCAAAACGCCCGGTCTGCATGGCGTAGCTGACAACCCGGCTGAACACCGTGTTGACGGCCTCATCGTTGAAATTGGACGTCACGACATCCCGTTCCCGCCCAGCGCTAGCCCGCTAGCCGTAGCCCGCTGAACCGCGCTCTGCTTCTTGGTCGTCAGGTGCTCCATGCAGCTAGGGAGCGGAACACAGGCCATCACCAGCTGGCCCATCATCTGGGTCTGCTGCCAGGACGGAGCCAGCGTTACGGCTGCCCGGATCTCGGGGATGACCGGCTCCTTGCCGTCGTGAAGCACCCCGGCCTCCTTGTCCTGGACGGCCAGCTGATACTCGCCGATGCACTGTAGGCACTTAAGCCCCGAACC